ATCTTTTTCTTAGTCATTGCTTGCTTTGGNATCAAAACTTTTCCGTTTGTGTAATAATAGTCTTGCCTATATTCTGCAATTAACTTGAAACCCAATCTTCTATAAGTGTCGCCTTCGGTCCATCTGTTATCAGACCAAGTCAAAATACTGTCGTACTTCTTAGATATGTAACTCATTAGGCGTTTCGCCCCACCGACAATTTTAATCCCTGATTTTGTAGCCATTCTTGTCAGACACATTTCTTCTGTTTTTCTCGGATGACTGCCAATTGAAATTACGGATACTAATTCTCCATTTGATTCTAGACAATAGAACTCTTTGGTAGAATTGATGTTCGGGGAACCTTGTATGTGAAATTTCTCAAGGAAATTTATTGCTTCACGGTCGTGCTTTCCTCTCACAGAAACTGTGCAGTTTCTTGCATAAAGCTTTTCGTCAAATTTCCCTAGCGATGCCCTGATGAAGTTTTTTACCTGTTCGTTTCTGTCCTTCCACTCACTAGAAAAGATACTAAACAGGCGGATACCCTTCTCTGCGCACTTTTTGTATTTTCTATAGTGCAGTGATTTCTCTTTTCTATCTTCTCCGTGCCAATAAAGGCCATGATACTCGAATGCCACTCCTAACTTTTCATTGTATCCGTCCAATTCCATACCAATAACTTCTGTGTCTGTTTTGAACCCTTCTTCTATGGAGTTGAAGAATTTTAAGACCTCAAGTTCTTCCATTGAAGGATTTTGTATTGGGTGATATGGCACCCCATATTTTTTGATAAATGCTTCTGCTACTTTTTGTTTACCTTCTTCAGAACCAAAGAAAAAGCTATTGCCATATTTTTCTTGACAAGTTTTGGATACTCTAGGCATAACTCGTTTTCTGATTACTTCGGAGTGGGGCAGCAATTGAATTCCGTAGTGATCAAACCATTTTTTAACTGTGACGTTGCTGACATTTCCATAATGCTCTGCAATCGAAAGTAGAGTCATTTGTTTGTCAACATACAATTCTTCGAGTTCGGCCTTGGGTGGAACGTCTTTTCTGTTGTGTGCAACTAATCCCTTTTTGGGTTCATGAAAATGGTCTTTACAATATTCGTTGAATCCTGTCGCAGATTTGGATAATCTTGTTCTGGTTCCGCACACCAAGCAGTATCCCCCACCATACTTTAGATGCTTGATTCTTTCGCCAATGGACCCAAATTCAACAGGCACAAGAGAGTCCAAGACATCCAAAAGTCCATGTTTCTTAAGATATGCCTCTGTACACCGTTTGGCGACAAGTACGCCGTCGAGTTCCAGAAGTGATAAGAATTTTTCCTTTTGCACCAATTTCTCCTAAATTTACAAGTTGTAATGAGCATACCACATTTGCAGACCAGAGTCAATTACTATAAATAGTAAGACTCCACCACCAAATTTCAAAGAGAAGATATGAAACCAGACTTCAAAAACTATTACTTCGAAGCAAGAAGGAACCCAGAACAAAATCCAAAGCTAGATGTGGATCAAGCCATCATGGCGGCGTATGAATCTCTAGGTCAGAAGTCCAAATCTAAGGTAGGACTTTCTATGACTCATGTTGATAAGCTCGGAGTTAACCCACGATCAACCTATGACACTCCACTTGGAATCTATGCATATCCTTTTGATTGGGTTTATAACGAAGCAAAAGGACGCCAGCCATCCAGAAGCTTTAAAGACATTCTGCCGTTCGAGGGAAACGCACCTTATGCGAATGTGTTTGACTGGAAGGACAATGCAGAAATTTTTGACCTCTCATCTTTTGATAATTTCCAGTATGAATACTTCACTAAAAAGTTAGTTGATGTTATCGCCAAGCTCGACCCTGTTACTCGAAACCCTCAACTAGTGGTTGACAGGTGGAACAGAAACACTCCATTGTTTCGACAACTCATTGTTTTGTTGTAATGGTACTGCGGTCCTTTTTGAATGGAGTAGCTTTCTTCATTCGGTCTGTAAATGTGGCTGTACAGGCCGTTGTATTCGATCCCAAAGTTTTTGGCTGGTATGTAGATGTCAAGCTCCATGTTTTTGCCTGTAATGTTCTTTTTGTTGGTGAGTACATCTCCGGCATATACACTCTTAATCCAGTCAACAACAGACTGCTCCTCAGCAGAAATCTTTGCAAACTTTCTTTCGTAATAGTTTGGTTCTCTGGGCTAGATTCCGTGTTTGGCGAAAAAGAGGGAAACCGTTGCTTTACTGCTACCAACAATCTCGACAATCTCCTCCATTGTTTTGTCTTGAGCATAGATTCGTTCTAGAAGTTGTTTGTCCTCAAGCTTTGCCCTAGTCTTTACGTCAGACTCATTATACCTGACATTGGGAAGTTTGTGCTTCTTGATCGCCTTGTTAACGGGAACAACAGAGATTCCAAGCTCGCCCGCAATTCTCTCTTTTGACCACTTCTTCGTTATTCTATGCTCATACAGCCAATCATACGAATCAAGCTTTTCTTGAGCATCTGCCGAAATTTTATTGTTTGTTGACCTACAGACTTGCGAGCAAAACTTCCTGAATCCTTTCTTGGGGTCCTTGTCGTGCAAGTGCACTGCGCCCCCACATACCGAGCAAGCAGGAAACCTGTGTATGTTGTTCACAACACAGTATAGTCTGTGGCGCATGAGCGGAGACTCAGAGTCAAGGAATTCGGTTTCTTTGCGTATCAGTTTATCGAATTCTGAGTCCGAACTGGCGAGGATTGGGTTCTTGCTCCAATAATATTCCGACTTTTCTTTCAGCAGCTTTGAATACATTGTTTATCCTAATAGAGAATGTGTTGGATGGTTTGATGTGTTTTACAGTATACACGACTTCTACTAAATAGTCAAACACTAACCACTCCAAAAAGAGATACCCCCATGAAGGCAATCAACACAAGATCAAATTTCCTACGCTTCTATACAGAGGCGCGGTCCAATCCTGATTTGAACCCAAAGGACGATGTCTATGACGCGGTCGTTCAGGCATACACAAAACTGGGTGCTAAGTCAATGCACGATGTTGGGTTGTCCATGACCCACGTGGACAAGCTTGGTATCAATCCTCGCTCATCCTATCAAACTCCAGTCGGGATTTATGCCTATCCATTCAAATGGGCATACGATGCCGCTAAACCAGTAAAGTCTTTCAAGGCTGTCTTGCCGTTTGAATCCAAGGCCCCGTATATCAATCTGTTCTCTTGGAAGAAGTCTGCAAACATCTTGGACTTGGTTTCTATGGACAAGACACAGTTTGAATACTATTCCAAGAAGCTCGTTGAGGTTTTGGGTAGACTGGACCCAGATACAAGGTCCCCAAGCACAGTTGTTGAGCGCTGGGTAAAGGAATCGATTGGCGCTGCACGTGTAAAGACTTATGGTGGAAGATTCTGGTATCTGACATACAAGGCCAAGTCTCACATGGCAGAAGGCCGCGAATACGAATACGGCGATGACTATGGTGAGGACTTGGGATTTGAACCGGAAGAGTCTGCTGATAGCGCATCCCACATCGCAATGCTTTGGAATTCTGTATTCTCCCAACACAAGTCAAAGGGGTCCTTAGACTACGGTAACAGAAAGACTTCCGAAGACTTTAAACATTTGACCGCAAACCAAATGCGACAACTCACAAAGAAGCTGGAGAAGCTGGCTGGAAAGGGCGAGGATGAAACCAAGTGGACAGGAAAGGATACTGCGAAGGGCGAACCCGTTCTTTGGAATAAGATTTTCCGCGAGTTGGGTATTGATGGGGTAATTGACGAGGGAGACGGCGTAGTTCACAATAACGAACCATATCAGATTGTGCTATTCAACCCGAGAGTGGTAGAGAAGGTAGCCAGAGTTGACAACGTGACCAGACGACCAGCCGAACACTTTTCGAAGCGGGGTCGGGAATATATGGAGAGAATGGTTACCTTGCTTCGCCAAGGAAAACTCACCAAAGACGCGGCAACGAAGCTCATAAAGGCAACCAAGTTCAGCAACGTTGAAGATATGCTTGATATGAGCGAGTACAATCTGTTGAACAATCCAGCCCACATCATCAACGCTGCGCTGTTCAGTGCGCTAAGTCGATCTGCTATAGAGGCTTATCAGGCAGTCGGGAGCACGGCCCCAGTCATGACCGTAATAGACGGATACCGAAAAAACTTTGGAGACATCAACTCTACAATTGCGAGAAGGGTTTTAACTGAGAGAAGGGTTTTAACAAAGTACGGCAACATCTACACTTATCCTCTAATTGAGTATCTAGACCTGTCAGACGAGAATATCCGAAATCTAGTAAGGTCCTTTATTGGTGAATTGGATTTGCCTAATACGTCAACACCAAAAGAAGATAAGCTAAGGATCATCAACGACATTCTCAGTTATCGAAATGTTCAATCTGTTGGTGCAGACCGGGACCCACAGATACAAGCTTCAATCGAGTCTATCAAGAACGACAAGGATTAAAAAGGGGCCAAATTGGCCCCTTTTCTTTTGCGCTTCTGGATTTCAATAGATTTCAATACAAGTACCCGTCTTCGCCTCTAACAGATAAAGGCTTTACTCTTTTCATTAGTTCATCCGTGAACCAAGTTTCGTCATTGTTTTCGATAGACTTTTCGTTGATCACCCATGCAAAGAATTCTCCTACGTACAATAGCACTGCTGGATTTTCCAATTCGTTGAATTGGAGGAGATACGCATTCAATTCTTCTACACTCCTAAACTTGTAGCCTTCTACGTTATCAAGCCAAAGCTTGAATTCTGGGTTAAACTCGGAGTATGGAAAGTCTTCGTATGCTCGTTCCCAGTCAACGTCGCCGTCTTCGTCTGCGTAGTTGTCGGCCAAGTACTGTGAATAATCCTGATCGTCTTCTTCTGCTTCTTCCCCTATTGACCTAACAAAGTCGTCCATATGAACAGCAAGCGAAGAGATCATCTTTTCTTTGGCTTCTGTGGTCATGAACAAGACAAACTCACTATCAGACAGTTCTCCCGTGTCAGATGCCTTCTTGAAGAATTCTGGAAACTTCTTCATAAGATCGCCAATCTCAACCTCGTCGTCTTGTTCGTCCATGAAGGTCCCAGACTGGAAGTGAACCTGATATTTCTCGCCTGTGTGAGTTGGGGCTTTCGGGATGATGATGAACAACTTCTGTCCGTTTTTGGCGTAGCTGTGATATGCGTTATCTGCTTGGGTTGAAGCTGTGCACCACTTGGTGTTTTGTCCGTAGTAACAAGAGGCTTCTTGGGTCAGCGGAACAATGACTGTATATTCCGGGGTGCTTAGGAATAACTCAGCCTGTTTTTGCATTTCCTTGGCGATATTTCTCTTTTTTGATTTGTTGGAGACAATATCTTCTTGTGGAATAGAATTAATCTTTTCAGCTAATTCCCCAAAAGTTTTGTATTGGTTAATGTCTGCGGCGTGCCCAGAAATTTTTCTATTAGTCTTTAGCGTGTCGAATTGTTTAAGAACTTCGTTGACAATTCTAATCATTGATGCTGATTTTTTTTCATCCAACAACTGCACTAGCTCGGGGTCTTTATTAGAAATTCTAGTTGCAATCCACAAAGAATATTTTTTGTTTTGTGTTGGGTCTGCTCTAGTGATTGTCTCCATAGTAATAGATTTTGCTGTAGACTCTACAGGCTCATTACCTTCAAAGCTGTTCCAGACTTGAAACAGTTTTGCTCCCAATTTGTTCCAAGTGATAGTCTCGTCAAACTCCCGAAGAAGAATAGCCGAGACAGTTTCGTAAAGTGATTTGCTTATTTCCATGTTAGAATTTATCCGTTAGTCCAAGAATTTCTGTTGTTAGATTTGGTGAGAAGTAAACAATTTGAATCGTATCCACAAACATTGGGTCTTCGTTTTCTCTCTCAAACCTCATATGATATCTGTACGTTACTTTGTCTGATGTTCCGAGTCTCCCAATCTGTATAAGGTTTTCGCCCTTTACTGTGTAGAAGTTCTTGCCATCCCGACTCTTGACCTTGAATTCATCTAGGCCATTTTCTTTGAAGATTTGTTTGAAGTCTTCGACTGTCATCTTTGCAGGGTCAAATCGCATCTTTCTGAGATTGCTCCTATAGGCCAGAGTATGTTTTAGTTCTTTCTTGCTCATCAGTCCAGAAGCAAACTTTACGAATGGAGCCAGCAAGTCTTCTCTTCCCGCATTAGACAAAAGCTTATAAAGTTTCTTTGCATACTCTTCTCTTTCAGCACCAACGTCAGCAGCAATCGTCAAAGCGTATCCGAACCTATAAAGGGTTTCTGTGACTTGTGGTAGGTATCGATCTAACCAATCGTTACCGGGTGCTCTAAACTCGACGTAGCTGTATTTGAAGTTAATCTGCATGTATCTATCAGAGTTTGAATCGTCAAGAATTTTAGACGCCTTAGTTAGCATTCCTTGCTTAAGCGCAGCCATAGAATCTGAGATTCTATCTTCGTATGTGTTGTTATCCTTTACGACCTTCTCTAGAGTTTTTAGATTTGACTTTGCGTATGAGTTGAAGGTTCTTTCGAAGTCTGCACTGACTTTATCTGCGCCAGCAAATAAAACCAACTTCAGATAGTCTATCTTTCCGCCATCTGGGATCGACATGTTAAGGTGAAGGCCAGTTTGTTTGTTGGTGTAGGCTTCATTTTCTTTCGCCCACTTAACAAACTTGTCAAATATCTGCACAAACTCAGGTAAAGGAATCGGAGGACTTTTTATTTCAATTCCAAGGTCCGACTTGCTGGCCCCTTGGCCTGTAACTGACCCGTCTGGTTCCATAACCCAAACGCCTCTGTCTACCCAATCTCCAGCTTCGCGTGACTTATACTCAGAATAGACTTCTACCTCGTACCCTATTTCTTTACTCAAACTTTCAGCTAAACTTTCTGCTGCTTCAATGTCAAACCCTTCTTCGTCAGATAGACTTCCTCTGTAATACGAACTCAGACTTTGCCATCCGTCGATGGCCTGCATGTATTCAAAAAATCTAGGAATCGAAACGTCTACAGAATTTTCAAAGTCCCTCTGCAAAGTTTCTTGAGTTTGATCGGTATAGTATTCTAGCCAACTTCCAGCCCATTGTGGAGGATCGCCCAAAGCGTCTTGCAAGAAATCATCTAGCTCTGATTGAGCCATTCCTTCCATATCATCAGCCAAGTCAAAAGAAAGTTTGGAGTAAATCTTCTGCTTTTCTGAAGCCTTTTTTTCAAACTCTCTAGAGGATTGATATACGGGGTAATCGCCCTTTTCTTTTATGATTTCCTCTAAGGTTTCAGAATCTGTTACTTGNTGTTTCTCATTGTAGAANCTNANCAACTTGTCTTCNTGTTCNTCTANCGCNGCCTCTACNATTCTTGGCTGTAGATAATCCCCTNCNTATTCTTCCAATAATGTCTGATACCATTCGTCATAGCCTTTTTGCATAGCTGTGACTGCGTCTGGATTATNTTTGAAGGCATATTCTTCGATGTCATCCCACGTCAAATTTTTGTCCCAAGGTGGAAGCTCTTTTGCGTTAGAAATAGCACCTCTAAAATACATTTCGAATTCGGCTCCGACAAGGATTTCGTTTGCCTTTTCTGAATTACCAAACTTTGCCAGCACCGATGGCGACATCTTTACTTCGTGTATTTGGCTTTCTTCAGACTCTTTTAGAAAGTTTAAAAATTTCATATCAATCCAGATAAATAGTTAATATACGTTTACTATTTATGCCAGAGGAAAAATCACATGAGATTTAATCAATACTTGTCAGAAAGATTCTTGACGTTTTTGCATGCAGACTCCGCCGAAAGGGAACTTTACGCCAAGGAGGTTTATGATCTTCTACAGAAAGCCTATGAGTATATCGGAGGGTTAAAAGGCTCTGGGTTCAACGATGTAGAGGACATGAAGAAAAATATCCCAATCTGGAAACTTGTCAGACAAGACGGAAAGATTGTTGCTGTCGCAATGTACAAGGACAAGGAAGGCAGAAAACGTGTCGCTATCGCCTCTGACGGAAGCGTCAAGGGAAAGCAAAGGCTCGCTGAGATTGTGAAGGATGACATGGAAAAAGAAAGAGCCTACGCAGAAATATCTGGAGGCTCTTTGAGGTTTTCCAAACGACAGGTTACAGATTTCGAGGATTTTGTAATTCGTCCCGAAGAAGTCGAAAAAATTGTTGATGATGAGATTATCTATCCGGTAGACTCAGACGACCCTGAAGTCGAAGCAAACCCTGAACTAGAAGAGTTCTTCTATCAAAGAAAGATAGGCTCTGAGTGGAAGACAAAGATTATGACCGGAACTCCATTCGTGGATATCTATTGAGTAACAGTGTTTGTAAGGTTCAGCACTTCATTGCGCAAAGCTAGAAAGCTGCTTTCACTAGAAAGCCTGTGACCTTCATTAAGATAGACGACTCGATGGCCTGCTTCGTTACAATACAGCAGGCCATTATCTTCTGGCTTAACGACAGTGTCTTCGGTGCCGATAAGGAAGCACATTGGAATGTGCTTGTAATACTTTGCGTCACCCCAAACACTTCTTTGGAGCTTCCAATAGGCTTTGTAGGTTTCTTCTTCGTCCAGTGCCCCAGAATATTTCTTGAGGTTTTCTGTTGGATTCAATGAAGGATTGATCAACACGCACCGGGTCGAATACAGCCTAGCCACAATCAGAGCGAATAGTCCGCCCCAAGATGAACCAACAAGAATTGGTTCTTTCCCTGACAAGACACAGTCAAGAACTAGCTTTCGAAGCATCTTGATGTTTTCTTGTGGATTCTTGCTCAGAGTCGGACAAAAAACTTCGAAGTCTTCACCAAACAGTTTTCGCATCCTGTTTGCTGTTTCGCCATCCCCAGAAGAATTCCAGCCATGTACATATATCAATGCGTTCAATTTATTCTCCATTAAAGTACAAATCATGATAGCACGGGCATTCTTGGATGTCAACACATAAATAGTTAAAGTGCACTCTCAAGGACAGCAAAATGTCGTATGAACTAACAACCTCAGAAACCCAGTATAACTTCCTAAAGAACTCTCAGTTTCAGCTAGTTATCCCTAGACTGCCAAACGTGTCTTTCTATACTGTCAACACNGGAATCCCAGACTTCAGTGTTGACTACCCAACCATCGGAACCCCATTTAAGAAGATTCCCGTCACCGGAGAAACTGCTGACTTTGGCGANCTTGTTGTAAGGTTCATTGTNGACCACAAGATGAATAACTATTATGAGGTTTACAATTGGATGCGCGGTTACTCTAGAGTGAACAATTATGAGAATATCAGAGATTATATCGCAGAAAACAACGGAAATCCAGACGTAGTTCACGAAAAACATTTGACCTCAGATATACAATTTGTTATCATGTCAGATAGGGGGTGCGAAATAGCTAGAGTAGAATACAAAGACGCATTTCCAATCTCGCTTTCTGGGTTAGACATGACAACTCAAGTAAGCGACGTTGAGTATCTTGTGGCAACTGCAACATTCAAGTACAGCTATTATGAGATTGTAAAATAGAACTAGGAGTTTATTATGGAACAGACAGAATCTATTCTTGATCAGATCAAGTCTATGTGGAAAGAAGATGCAAAGATTAACGAGGGGAACATAGCAAAAGAAATTGCAAATGTTCCCCTTCTTCATTCCAAGTATACAGGTTTGCTAGCAGACATCAGGCGAGCTAGAAAGAGAACTGAAAACAAGTTACTCCGTCTACAAAAAGACAAGATCAAGTATTACAAAGGCGAAATGACCAAAGACGATCTTGTCAAGTATGGTTGGAATCAGTATCAAGGAAACAAGATTCTTAAGTCAGAGATGAGCGACGTTCTTAAGATGGACGAAGACATCATGGTTATCGATGAGGAATTATATGATCTAGAAGTTACAGTTCAACTTCTAGAATCAATCGTAAAAGAAATCAATTCAAGAAACTACAGTCTTCGAACACACGTTGATTGGACGAAGATGATGAACGGACTTAACTAATGAGCAAAGTATTCATACAAAAACTAGACGAAACCTACATACAAGCTTGGTCAGATGATTCTGGAGTCGAACGTGAGATTCATGAGAACTTCACGTTTGAAGTTACTGGTTATCAACACATGCCTGCATACAAACAAGGCAGGTGGGATGGAAAGATTCGTTTGTACAATATCATGACGAAGAGAATCTATGTTGGTTTAACCGAAGAGTTAAGTTCTTTTGTTCGTAGACTTGGTTATGAGATTGAATTTTTAGAAAACGAAGAAGATAGTTTTTATCAGATTGACCCTGAACATGTGAAATCATACCTCAGTCAAATCTCGTTGTCAACATCTGATGGTGAGCCGATGGACTTGAGGGGATACCAGATCGATGCTGTGGTTCACGCTCTTACCTCTAAGAGAACGATCTTGTTGTCGGCTACCGCGTGTCACGCGGCAGGAGACAAGATCATTATGGCAGACGGCTCGATAAAGGCAATAGAAGAAATCGCCGTAGGTGAGTTTGTGGTTGGCGCGGACGGAAACCCCAAGGAAGTTCTGGCACTGCACTCTGGAGAGGACGAGCTATTTGAAGTATCTCCAAAGAACAATAGAAAATCAATCACCGTAACTGGAGAACATTTGCTTTGTTTGCAGTTCACAAATGAGCAGAGCGGCAAACCACGAAAGCGTTATGGCACCACCGAGTATGTTTCTGTGTATGATTATCTCAATAAGGGGACTACCTACAAACACATATCAAAACTGTTCTATAACAACCGCGCAATCGCCTTTGCTCCGAAGCAGCATGATTGTAGGATCAGCCCATACTTTCTTGGGTTGTATTTGGGAGATGGACATTGTGGAGATTGCGCGATCACAACCAAGGACCAAGAATGTGCTGATGCTGTTTTTGAAGAAGCCTCTAAATTTGGGTGTTCTGTTAGAGTTAAAGATAAGAAAAATTGTCGAGCAAAAACATATCACATTGTCGGCAGCGTTGGTTCACTAGACGAAGAGTGGCAGGGGTCCGCAGGCTACATCAGAAACAAAATATTCAATGAACTTGACAAACTTGGGCTACACTTCGGTCGAAATCAACAAGAAGGTGAGTCAAGTTATGTAACTTGCAACTCAAAGTACATCCCCGAGGTGCTATTTGTTGAGAGTGAGAGTTATAGGCTAGAGCTTTTGGCAGGGTTGATCGATTCTGATGGCGCTCTAAACCAGCTAAACACTTACTTTGATTTTACGGTTAAAAGTGCGGAACTTGCTCAGGGGGTTTATAGATTGGCGACTGGGTTGGGGTTCGTTTGTTCTGATAGTATTAGGAGAGTTGCAGGAACAAACTATTATCGAGTTATAATCATGGGAGATATATCAAGAATCCCAACTAGGATTCCGCGCAAGATAGTCGAAAATCATGCTATGAACAGAACACCCTACAGATCAGGGTTCACTGTTACCCCGGTGGGGATTGGGAAATACTATGGGTTAACCGTGGAGGACAGTCTGTATCTTCACGAATCTGGAATGGTAACTCACAATTCTGGCAAAAGTCTCCAGATTTACTGCATTATCAGATACTTGACAGAGTTTTTCGCGGGGTTTAACGTAATGCTGATCGTTCCTTCTAAGGGGCTTGTCGAGCAAATGTACTCCGACTTTACACAGTATAGCATGCGCGACACATGGAAAGTGAGCGATCATGTACAAAAAGTTTCTGGGGACTACGACAAGAAATTAGTCAAGCCGATTGTAATTACAACTTGGCAGTCACAACAGAAAGAATCCGCAGCCCACTTCAACAAGTTCAGAGCTATCATCGTAGACGAGGCACACGAGGCTGCGGCGACTAGTCTTACTCGAATCATGGAATTGTCAAACCAAGTTGTATTCAAGATCGGAGCAACGGGCACACTGCGAGACTGCAAGATGAATCTTCTTGCCTTGACTGGATTGTTTGGCGTGCCGTACACGGTCGTGACAACAAGAGACATGATCGACATGGGGGCAGCTTCTGAATTGAAGATAAAGTGTCTAGTTCTTGATCACCCAGAGGAAGTCAAGAAAACCTTCAAAAAAATGATGGCTGCGAAGACTTTTGACTATCAAACAGAAATCGATTACATTGTCACTAATGATGCTAGAAACAATTTTATTGCAAACTTAGCTGCTGATCTAAAGGGGAACACACTAATACTTTTCAATCTAGTAGAGAAGCAAGGAAAGACAATTAAATCAATCCTTGAATCCAAAACAGAAAAGAACATCTATTACATTGACGGTGGCGTATCAGCAACAAAGAGAGAAGAGTACCGACAACAAATTGTGAGTAGCGAGACTGACTGCATATTGCTTGCATCATACGGCACAACTTCCCGAGGATATTCTGTTTCTAACATTGACAACATCATTTTTGCTTCACCAACGAAGTCGAAGGTTAGAAACCTACAGTCAATCGGTAGAGGCTTGCGTCTGGCGGAAGGAAAGAGCTTTTGTACTCTATATGACATTGCTGATGACTTTACGATAAAGTCAGCAAAAACAGGAAAGACATCAAAGATAAATTTTACTTTGAAGCACTTTCTTGATAGACTTACGTTATATACCCAAGAGCAATTCAACTACAAGACAATAAGGATACCTATGAAATGATCGAAGTTAAACTAAGCATTTTAAAGCTAACTACTGGCGAGACTATCATTGGTGAAATTCTAAAGAATTATCAAAGTGACCAGACACACTACATCATTGATTACCCGTTCTCGATAACACAGAACCCTTCGGCTAACTCAAGCGGCGGTTATAGTGAAATGATTCTAATGTTTCCTTTCCTGTATAAGTTTTGCGAGTCTGGCGCTGTAACTATAAAGAAAGAGTTTGTAGTAAGCCCACCTTCCCCAGCAAACGAAACATTCGCTAAGTTGTATAAGCTTAATTTCATTAAACAGACTTTGCATGATCTACGTCAAGCAGAAGCAATTGACACACTTCACGCAGAATACTTCAACGACCAACAAAAAAGATTATTCCATTGATTATGACAGAAGAAATTTTAGAAGAACCCCAAGAAGAACTAGAGCCTCTAGAAGAGAGCAATTCTAACCATTACGTTGACAGGAAAGAGTTCTACGCAGCAATGGTAGAGTATCGCAGGCAGACTCAAGAAGCAAAAGAGCGCGGAGAAGAGAAGCCACCCGTAAGCTCCTACTTGGCAAAATGCTTTCTTGACATCGCGAGCCATCTGACATATCGAAGAAACTTCTACAATTATTCTTACAAAGACGAAATGATCATGGATGGGGTAGAGGTTTGTTTGCGTTATGCCCATAACTTTAATCCAGAAAAATCGAATCATCCGTTCTCTTACTTCAATAAGCTTTGCTGGCAAGCGTTCGTGCACCGAATCAAAAAGGAAAAGGCTCAACAAGCGATCAAGGGCCAGCTTATTCTTCAGTACAGTGTAGACTCTTTGTTCGAAGAGTCTGAAGAGATGGACGCGGATATCAACAACCACGTCATCGAGTATATAAAAGAAAATAGCTTCATTGCCGCAACAGAGCCTCCGAAGAAAAAGCGAACACAAACATATACTAAGTCTGGGATTGAACTTTTCATGACAGAGGAAGAAAATGGGGAGTAAAGTTTGCTTGTTGGGAGACCTGCATATAGGAGCAAGAAAGAGTTCTCAGAACTTCATGAACCTTCAAGAAAGGTTCTTTTCTTTTCTATTTTCAGAATTAGAAGAGAGGGGCATCGACACAATCATTCAGCTAGGAGATGTGTTCGATTCTCACGCCACAGTTAATCTTGTATCTCTTAACTTCTTTAAGAAAAAATTTGCTGACGAACTAGTGAAGAGAAAGATTACAATGGTCGCCCTAGTTGGCAACCATGATATCGCTTTCAAGAAGACCCTATCTGTTAACGCGATAGACCAGACGCTGCGGTCATACAAGCCATCCATTCTGGCTGTTTCCAAGCCGACACAAATAAAAATAAAAGAAACCGAGATTCTTTTCATTCCTTGGATATGCGAAGAAAATGAGAATCAGGTTGCTTCTGCTGTAGATTTGACCAGCGCGAAATATTGTGTTGGACACTTCGAATTTAAAGACTTCTATATGTATAAAGGATTAAAGAATGAACAAGGACGCGATTCTTCTCAATACTCTAAGTTTGACCACGTATTTTCGGGACACTATCATCATCGGAATCAGCATGGCAACATTACATACACAGGCACTCCTTATGAGCTTACTTGGAGTGATGTAAACGACCCAAAAGGCTTTACTGTGCTCGACCTAGACTCTGGTATTACAGAGTTCGTAGAAAGCCCACATACAATGTTTAAAAAGGTTTATGCGGCATCTGAGAAGGACGTTGACGACATCCTACAAGACAGGTCATTTGAAAATCATTATGTAAAGCTGTATGTGTCCTGTGAAACAATAGACAAGAAGATTTCTGAAAAGCTAAAGACTCACATCGAATCCTGCGGGTGTTACGATCTTGAATTGATTGACGTGAGAGAAACAATCTTATCTGATGCTGGAGAAGAGTTGGATTTGGAAACCGTCGAACTGAAGGACAGCAAATCTATCTTAGACATGCACATCGAGAAGCTTGAAACAAATATTGACAAGGTTCCTCTGAAGCAGCTAATGTATTCTCTTTACACAGAGGCTATTGACAAAGAGGAATATTGATGGCGAGAGTTAATTTTAAAACTGTTTCGGTCAGAAACTTTTTCAGCTATGGTAACGTGCCAACTGTACTAGAGCTAGACAAGGCACAATACACGCTAGTTTCTGGTAAGAACGGCAGCGGCAAATCAACCATGCTTCTCGACGGTCTTTCGTTTGCGCTATACAACAAGCCATACAAGAAGGTTAACAAGTCTGGGGTTATCAACTCCATCAACCGGAAAAACTGCGTAGTAGAAGTAGAGTTTTTCATTGGGGCAAGACAGTACAAAGTCATTCGTGGAATGAAGCCGACAGTGTTCGAGTTGTACTGTGACGGCGAGTTGATGAACCAGCCGACAGATAGTAGAGACTATCAAAAGATTCTCGAAGAGCAAATCCTAAGAATGACTCACAAGACATTTTGTCAGGTCGTTATTCTGGGGACTGCCAACTATGTGCCATTTATGCAACTAACTCCCGCTCATAGAAGAGAAGTTGTTGACGATCTTCTGGACGCAGAAGTTTACACGACAATGGCTGAGATTTTGAAGGATAGAATCAAAGAGAGGACAGCCAAACAAAACAAGTTGCAGTCTCAGAAGGAAGAGGCAGAGTCCAAGATTGAGATGCTTGAGTCTATCTTGAAGAAGATTCGAGAAGATAACACCGCACAGATCGATGGCATTCGCAAAGAGATTCAAACCAACAACGAGTCATTGGAAGCCAAAAGAAATTCTCTTCATTCTCTCGAAGAACAATCAAAGAAACTGGAGTCCAAGCTAGAGAAGTTTGGGGATGTCTCAACAAAGCTTACGAAGTACAAGACCTTCTATAGTCAGATAACAACCAAGAAGAACACCCTTTACACCCAAAAGAATTGGTACACAGATACAACGGACTGTCCGACATGCAAGCAGAAGATTTTCGAAGAGACTAAGGAATCTATGGTCGGACAGATCGAGGCGAGCATTTCGGAGATAGAAACTGGCATCAACGACCTAACAGAAAAAATTACTTTGCTTACGGAAGCCTCTGAAAAAAGGAATGCTGTTAAGGACAAGCTAATAGAGTGTGAGCGTCTGAAGTCTGATTTAAAGTCTGAGATTATAAACACAACAAACCTGAACAGCAGACTAGAAAAGCAGATCGCCTCTCTAAGCTCTGTAACAGAAAACGAGGAAGATATCAAGTATAAGCTTAGGCAACTCTCCGAATCTGTAGCCGAGTTCGAAAAGTCATTGACTTCGTGTGAGGAAGAAGCTAAAATTCAAACCTTAGCCTCAACCATGCTTAAAGATGGTGGAATCAAAACAAACATCATCAAGCAATACATCCCAGTATTCAATCATCTGATTAACAAGTATCTTGATGCCCTCGGGTTGTTTGTTTCTTTTGAGCTTGACGAGAACTTCAACGAGAGTGTAAAATCTAGGCATCGCGACGAATTCACCTACGAGAACTTCTCGGAGGGACAGAAGTCTAGAATTAACTTGGCAATCTTGTTTGCTTGGAGAGAGGTTGCAGCACTTAAGAACTCTGCCGCAGCCAACATTCTTGTGTTAGACGAAGTGTTAGATTCTTCTATGGATTTCGAAGGAACAGAGAGTTTGACAAACCTCTTGACACAGGAACTAAAGGAAGGTAGAATATTCGTCATCAGTCACGCAAACCAAGACACCTTCGAACACATTTTCGATAGGAAACTTGAAGTAAAGCTAGTAAACGGTTATTCTGAAATCATCGAGAGCTAAAATGGAAACGATCACTGCTTGGCAATTCCTCAAAGAACTTCATAGTGTCATGCACTTTCAAAGCAGAGAAGGTGTCAAGCGCGGTCGAGCATCATCCAGCGAATTGAAGCGTTGGATTCAAAACAAAGCATTCATCATTAACGGGGAGTCTGTTACTCCAGACGAGCTAATTGATTTCCCAATCATTTCTGTTGTGTTGTTCCCCAAAAACAAAGTCACTATCTGGTAAAGGAAAATTAAGGTGGAAAAGGAAATTCTTCGTGGCAAGTTCGAACGCAAAAAGGTCCGTCATGGTGTTCACCACACCAAGGTCGAAGAGCGTTCTTCCAAGAAGCAACTTCGTAACGAAGAGGCTGAGCGCATGTCGCAATGGGAGCTTGAAGATTATCTGTACGAAGATGAATACGAGGGTTGGGATGGTTAAACTTTAAAAGGAATATTATGTTCAGTATTATCAATGAAGCACTACTAAAGAGTGGCGAGCCAGTAGACGATGCTTTTTACTTGTTGATGGATGACATCGATCAAGAATCTTGTCGAGATGTTGTGAGTTGGATTCTGTCGAACAACTATGCAGAAAAGCCGCCAGAGATTCTTAATCTCTTGATCTGCACTCCCGGAGGAAATCTTTCTTCTGCGTTCGCAGTTGTTGATGTCATGCGAGGCAGTCATATTCCTGTGCGAACAATTGGTCTTGGGGAGATTTCATCTGCGGGTCTTCTGATTTTCATGTCCGGTCAGAAGGGAGAGCGCATCCTAACTCCAAACACTTCTGTCATGAGCCACCAGTTTGCTTGGGCAAACCACGGCAAATACCACGAGCTTATGGCTACCGTGAAGGAATACAATCACATTCAAGAACGACTACTCAACCACTATGAGAAGTGCACAAAGCTAAAGCGCAAAGACATTGTTGAGAAGCTTCTTATTCCATCTGACGTTTGGCTAAGCCCAGAACAAGCAGTAAAGTATGGTATTGCAGATCGCGTAAAGGAACTAAAATGAAATTTTCTGTGTGGGACTTTTCAAATAAAAAGGAAGACTGGATTGGAATCTTTCTATACTGTTTGCTGGTTCCATTCGTGGTAGTTATTGGATCGGTAATGTTCTCCGCTACGCTTTTTTGTGTGGCGGTCTATGTTGCCATGGAGTTTGCCTACAAGGCATTCAAGTATTTTGTTGACAATGTAAAAGGAAATTGATAATATGGCAAAGAAGCAAGCAAAGAAGGTTGAAGAGAAGCAAGTTCAGCAAACCCGCAAGCGCGGCGAAAAGGGGTATGTGATGTCACAGAGCCTAAAGGTACTCAGTACAACCACAGGCATGGCAAAGGCCGTCCGACGTGTGTTTATGGAAGCCGAGATTCACGCAACCAATGTTTCGCGAAATCTCGGCAAGGCTGCTCGCGCTGAGGTGCAAGCAGAAAATGCCTGATCAAAATTACTCTGCATTCTATGACGCAGCCGTTGCTGCGTCAATTAGCGCAACAGGGCAGGTGTATGTTGATCGCCTTAAAGAGCAACTTGACACTATCGACAAAGATTCAATTTTTGAGGATGCTGCCGTGACCACAGAAAAGCTAGAAGTAACTGAAGAACTAAAGGCCGAAGTTCGATCTGCACTGCATTCCGGCGAGATTCAAATCGAGTTTGAAAAGGCGGATGGAAGCATTCGAAAGCTTCGCGGAACTCTAGACCTTGACAATTTGATCAGCGAAGAGTATCATCCCAAGAACGAAGTAGAACGAAAGAAAAGCCCGGACGTTCAGGTAGTTTTTGACCTAGACAAGAACGAGTGGCGTTCTTTCCGGTGGGACAAGCTGGTTTATTGGGGAGTTTGAGATTGTATATTCTATCCAGAACTGTTTCTGGCGGACTTGAGCCATGGTACAAATCTTTCAGTTCGCTTAATCAGGTTAAATCTTTTCTAGCCACAACAAAGATGATTAAGAACAACCTAATTTTGGTAGAGATTCCATCTTATAAGGAAATTAGTCTTGACAAACTCGAAAAAGCTGTATAAACTTTTTGGTAAGATCAAAAAGACCGGAATCACCGAGACCATCTATGTGATCGCGGAATCAGTGGATGAAGCAGCCGAAGAAGCAAAAAAGTTTGCAGACTTGGTTGAAGGTGTGGTAGAATACGACACTCTAGGTAAAGACTGGAATAAAAATGCGTTTTGATTTGGTTGAGGCAACACTAAACTATCTGAACGGTACAAGACTGTTTGAGATGGCTCAGACCTTAAAGGACTCTAGGCGATCAGTAGGGGCGTTGTCTCATCATATAACAGAACACTTAGTAAAGATGCTTTACTTTGGCTCATCGCACCGTGATTACAATCATTGGTGCGGGGAAGTAAACGGAGCATTCTTTAAATACAAGTTCAAAACTTTTAACAACAAGTATCCAACCGCAAAGCAATATGAAAGTTGGTTTTTTGCTGGCGATTACGATGTAGATGTAGATTATATTGAAGCTCTAAAAAGTCTGATTCGTTCAGATTACAATCACGAACCTAAGTATGACTCAAAAGAAATGCTCCACAAAGTCAAGTCAGTTATGCTAAAATGTTTTGAAACTCTTAGTGCAGGAAAACACCCCGACATTAACAAGTATATCTAAAGCATGCGTTACCGTAGCTCAGTGTTAGAGCGGAGTCCCTTATAAGGCTTGCGTCGATGGTTAGAATCCATCCGGTAACACCAATCATAATGTTCTGTAGCTCAGTTGGTAGAGCAAGCCTCCCTCAAGGTGAAGGGCCAAAACGCAGGGAATAAAGGCATGGCCGTTGGTTCGAGTCCAACCAGAACTTAAAATTTAGGGTGCCTACTGCAAAATAATTGTATATATAAACTACAAAAATGTGCATCCTGTTAGCAAGGGTCAGTTCAGCAAACTTTACTATTTGATAATATAGCCAAAAGTTGACCCTGTAAAGAATTGGAGAGATAATGCTGGAATCCTACACGAAGGTTTACATTGCGGTTTTAGATGAAGTTGATGACTTTATGGTTCCAACTTTAGTTGCACATTCAATGCTCGGGGCACACCTAGAATTTTCTGGAGATAGTGTTTATGATAATTGGTTGGAGACTTCTTTCCGCAAGGTTGTCTTGTGTGTAAACCGAAAAGAATTTGAGAAGATCAAGACTTTTCCAAACTTTAAAGTTTATCTTGGACATGAGAACACCCAACTCGAAGGCCAAAAGTCTTGCGCTGTTGTGAGTCCGGTTAGCAACAAAGATGTTCCGAATGTTTTGAAGTACGCTAAGCTTTGGAAACCTCAGTCTATACCTGAATAAAGGATTTGTTATGGAACCTGTACTGATCGGCAGCAGAGCAATTGCATTCTGGGTCAAAGACTTTCCTGTAAAGGCAGATGCTGATTGGGACGTGATTTCCGACTCACCAATCGAAGGAACTGAGTGGCATGATCCTGAGTTTCTAAACAATCGCGCCATGGCAGAAGAGTTTCATTCTTTTAACCGTGTTAAACTGCCAGATGGAACAGAAGCCTATGTTATGTCCCTTGCTGGATTAGCAATCATAAAGAGAAGCCATCTTTGGAGAGACTTGAGTTTCCAGAAGCACATTACTCACTATCACAAGTATCTGAAGTATCATCTTTTTTCGTGGCAAGATGATCGACCTTTCCTTGAAGAGAGGATTCGTCTGACGAAAGAAGCGTTCCCACAAGGGAACCCAAATCTCAATCAGATGAATGCCGATTTCTTTAAGGACGCTGTTACCAAAAAGTATGACCACGATTGGCTGCACGAGTTGTATGCTTTTTATGAAAAGCCATTGTATACTCGAATGCAAGTTAACCCAGATCGTGCTTGGTGTGATGTAGAAAAGTGGAATCAGTTTTCATTTCTTGATAAAGTGAGGGCTGTCGCAGAAGAAGCTTATGTCATTGCCACCGAAAGGTTTATGGTTCCTAACAACTGGAACTATAGTCCGAAGAGAGCGTACATCAAGTCTGTTGACAAGATTTGTACCACGCTTTGTTCTGGGTGGTTCAGAGACTTTGCGATTGACTACTACCCTAATATAATTTGGCTGTACGACGAACAAAAGATTAAAGAAGTTGTAAACCTTATCATTTCACTTCCAGAATCAGAACGGAGATACTTTAAATCATGAGCAAAACAGAAAATACCCCAAAGCAACTGCTTAAGCAGGCCGTGGCATTCGCACTACGTGAAGCTGATTCCGAAATCATTCAAGAGTTTTTCGGTTCCGAAATTTCAGTGACTCCGCGTGAATATGTTCTAGAAAATAGAGAGCATTACCAACATTATTTTGCGTTCCTAGAGGGACTAGAGAAGGATGGCATTAGCTTCGAGCACGAGGATAACTATGGGGGCGAAGGGCAGGGAGATAACTACTGGTCTGTCTATTCATTCACCAACGGAACAGAAGCGGTGTATGTAAAGTTTGATGGGTGGTATGCCTCATATAATGGCGCAGAATATGACGAGTGGTATTTCGTTGAACCTGAACAAAAGACGATTACTGTTTTCGAAAGAGCTTGACAGTAACAACTAAATAATATACAATGTTGTTAGAGTTAGCACTTACCTATAGCTCTGGTCGTTAACTCTTTAAGAAGCTTGTGACGATAGATTGTGGAACTATAGGCGAAGCAAATCCACAAACAAGCAGATCGAGGTTGGAAGCCTTGACAAACAGGTGGAAGTCCTGTAGAATTATGGTAAGCAGATTCTTTAGTCAGGTTAGAAACTGACCGAATTTGCCTTTAAGTGGTGAATGCGAAGTGGTGATTCGCACAGCGGCAACCTTGGATGCCCCGCCCTGACGCAAGTCGAATGGGGCGAAGTAGAAAGTAGATGCGAGATGCAGGGTGAAAGCACTCCCTCTGATCCGTGAAACCGGAAAGCCGGGATCACCTCCGGCCACCACAAAGAATAAAAGTAGTTGACAAGCAACAAAGAATCAACTACAATATAGTTTCAGTTGCGGGTTCACGAGGTGTGACGCTGGTCTCATAAGCCAGTTGGGAGAGGGATCGTTTCCCTCGCCCGCAACCAAAAGTTAGATGTGAGGTTTTAAATATTTTAGCCGCGATGGTGGAATTGGTAGTCACAGCGCACTCAAAATGCGCCGCCGAAAGGCGTGTCGGTTCGAATCCGACTCGCGGCACCTTTGAGTCGAAGTCAAGACTCGAACTTGTGTATTTTATAAATAGTACATTTAGGAAACTTTATGTACTATACGATATACAAGATAACAAATCAGATAGACGGCAAGATTTATATAGGCGCACATAAGACCGAAAATCTGAATGACAATTACATGGGTTCTGGAAAGTATTTGAAGAGAGCACAGATAAAAT